CCCGTGTGGCATTTAGATCAATCAAGTACTCATCTGCAAATATTTTCTGTTTTTCTGTCATAGGACTCACCACCTTCCATTCTGTTCTATTCTGCATAAAAATAACTATACACCTTAATCTATAGGCATATAGTTATCGTCAATTCATGTCGTTATAATGTTATCTTCATCATTCCGCAATAATCCTCAAATGGGAATTTTATATTATACTCCTTGGCAATTTTCATTGCTCTTCGAATAATATTTTCCTTCTCCTTATTCGAATATCCATTTAGTTTAACCACTTCATTTAGATATATTGCCGTCATAAGTACGGCAAATGCGTCTGCGTCTATCTCAGATATCTGCGACCTATATTCTTCTAGGCTCACTATTCCAACTTCTTTATACTTTGAATAATAAAAATCAGAATCCGTTACCCATTGCCATTTATGTCTGACTTCATGAGCAATGTCATAATACGCATCTCTAGTTCTTGCTTCCACGCCTATATAAACAGTGTCAGTTTCAGGATCGTACCATGAACTCCCATAGCCTCCGTGTTCTTTGTACCTTATACTTGGGGTAGTAATGTGTAAAAATTTCGAAACTTCTCTTGCGAATTCCACCAATTTCTCAACTTGTTCTTTCTCTTCCATGCGTTTTTCCTCCTCATCCTGCGCCTAACAATTACCACGCATATATTTTACAATGCCCCCTATTCTCTTTCAAGCAAAAGTACCCATCAACTGGATGCTAAGAATTTAGGATTACTGCTATGAAAATTACAAACGCCAACAAAAACCAAAATAACCAAGTACACAATCAAAATTTATAAGAAAAGGGGAACTTGCAGTAGTCCACAACGGGTATAGCAGGATTCGAACCTGCGACACATCGGTTAACAGCCGATCGCTCTCCCAACTGAGCTATACACCCGTAGGATGCCTTTTATTGACATCCTTTACCCTATCCGCACTCGGGCACTGACACAAAATATAGATTGCTGAATCTATTTGTTTGTTTTGCAGATCTGCGGATATCTGCGTTTTGGTACCATTGCAATGTAAGTCCGGTGTGCACTCCCAGAACAGACCTCAGCTGTGCAGCCTGCATCTTACATCACAAAGCCGTGTGCAGGGGTCGAACCTGCTTGTCCCAACTGACCACGGCATAAAAACACCGCCAGACGAGAAAGGGTGAAAGTCCGGCGGTGCCTTGAATGTAATTGGAAAGAAAGTTAATTGCTAGAGCTTAACTTTTAACTCCATGTTATACTATATATTATTTAAAACGAACAATGTGAACAAAACGAACAAACTTTTATTTTTCTTTCATCCACCTCTGAAATTCCATTCTTGCACTATCTCCTGTGCAATTTCCCTTCATTTTCGCAGCCACTTCATCCCACGTCAGTCCTTGCATGACCCTGAACCGGATAATCCTCTGCATCCTTACCGGAGCTTTATTGATTACTCGCTCTGCTTTTACTTTAATCCGCTTTGCGTTCAGCTTTCGTTCTTCCAACAACCGTTCCTCTTCGTCTATATTCACCGTGTTCTCTATACATCCAGAGATATTAAAGCTCTGTGGCTGATACGGAAACTCTGGATTGCTGCCTGTCACCTTGTCCTGTACGATCGTCTTTCTTCTGTGCCGCCTGATATCTTCCTCTGTCTCTTTTACCAATTCTTTTGCATCTATGTACTCATAAATCACGTTCTTGTCCAACTCTATCACCTCCCGGAACAGGATCTTTTATGTTGTATTTCTCTGCTATGTACTCCACAGCGTCCTTATTCGCCATCTCACGGCTTTTAAAGTCGCACTTAAAGGCTTCATGCTCCTGTTGCTTTAAAGCGGTCTCACAGGGCTTTCTCGTTGCCATATCATGTGCATCTATCTTTCGGATGACTCCTGCCGTCTCCTTCCTGCGTCTCATGGTTTCCCTGTTCATTCCGTTACCTCAATCTCTTTTCCTGTCAGCTCTTCAAGCTTCTGTCGCATTTCTTCCACAGTCATTTTCTTTGGTTCTTTGCGCTCCCAGATGAGTTCAAGATTGTGGTCTTCCATGATACTGCTAATTTTTCCCATGCATTTAATCTTATATACTCTAACTATTTCCAAATCGCTTACCACACTTTTTAAGTTTTCGTTATAGTCTCCCAAATCCGCATATCCATCTTCGCCAGTCAAAAAGCCGCCTATAACAAGTCTTTTCCTGAAATAGTTATCATTATATTCGACCACCATTCCGTCTTTTAAATCCGCCTTTGTAAATTCTTTCTGCATGTAATCACTCCATTCTAAGATTTCATACCCATTGCTTTTATAGTACTGATACGGCGAAAACTCTCCTTTGATATAACATATTTCTTCTTCGCAGAATTCGTAATTTGTCTCTTTCAGGTAGCTTTCGCCTGAACACCACTTCATTCCTTGCTTATGCATTCTTTCGCAAAAGTCTTTCGCTTCCTCTTCTGTCTTGCAGTGCACTGCAATCTTATTGTCTTTATTTTTAAATTCATTCCAATTAAATTTTTTCATATTTTCTTACCTCACTATCTTCCGCACAATCCAATCTAAAAAAATCACAAACAACAGTATCGGGAAGCGTGCCGCTGCTAAATAATCCTCACACTCCAACTCCACATCTTCTTCCAATCCTGCCTTTAAAGTAATCACTGTTCCAAGCCCCAGGATGTAATACAGGGCTAGGAATGCGATTGTGATTATGATGTCCATGTTATTTCTCCTTGTATGGTTCTATCTGTTCTTTCGGCATCCACGCTGTCACGACATCGTACACTATTTCCTTATCTGTCCCAAATTCTTTGTCGCAAGCGTAGACCGAACCTCCATCATCACAAAATTTCCACATACCCACTCTATCTATGTATCCGTCGTACACATTGCGCTCTTCCGGATGGTATGTCTTTTCTTCTTCTGGGACCCAGTATGAATAATAGTCTCCAATCCATTCAGATGAGTGTACAGTAACTTTTACCATTTTTCCGACTTCCGGCAATTTCTCGCTTACCGGAATCCAACCGTCATTTTTCTTCCCATCTTCATATCCTTGCATATAAAATTTTCTTCGGCTGCATTCTCTGCACTTCGGAACATCGCCCATATGAGAACGGATAATGTCTTTTGCCCAACCAACACTTACATAATCATCACACATTCCGAATGATTCAAACTCTATCGCATGATCTTCAATCTCTTCCAAGATCTTCTCTAGTACGTTCATTCCACATTCTCCTTACCCACATATTTCTCCACAATATCTACTGCACAGGTCAAGCCATAAAGATAGCTTTTCAGCTCTTCTGCTGTTTTGCTCGCTCCATGTCTTTTCTTTTCTTCCTTCAGTGTTTCGTAGGCATCATTTTTCATGTTTTCGATTTCTTCCACGATTTTCTCTAATGTGTTCATACTTTATCTCTCGCTTTCCAGCGCTTCTTTCACCACTCTTTCCACTTCTTCCGTTTCTTTTTCCCATGATTCCGCACATCTTTTTACACCTTCCGCGTAAGCTGTAAGACCCATTGCTAAGTGTTCTTCCGCACTTGCATTTGTCCAAGTTCTGCATTCTCCATTTTTGCGCAATATAGTTATCATTATTTTCTTCATTCCATCACCTCAATTTCCTCTCCTGTCAGCTCTTTCTTCTGTATCTACTTCAATACAGTGTAAATAAGTTACTTTTTCCTCATAATCAAATTTCATATTCGCACCTCCAATCAAAACGCATATGCTATCCAAAAATATTGCGTACTCCCTTCAATCGGATAGTAATATATTCCATCGCCGGAATCTTCGCCGCGCATCCACTGGTCGCAATATTCTCCATTGAACTGCTCTTCGCCATTAGGTTCTTGAGACACACCAAATCCATTTATCCAAAAATCCTCAAAGCCATTTGCATTAGCAAATTCTTCCAATTCTTCATAAAGTGTATCTATTTCTTTTTTTAACTCCTCATATCTTTCTGCTTTACTTGCTATTTCTTTAGGTGCTTTCATTTTCTATTACCTTTCCGCTCCCCACGATCACTCGCAGGGAACTTGAATATTATTCCGACCAATCAAGTAACTGACTGCAATCTACATTTGGACATCTTTTTAAAAATGTTGGATGCATATAATATCCATCTCCCAAAGACTCAGATAATTCAGTTCCACAAGAAGGACATCTGGCAGGACTCCACTCTTTAACTTCCACTTTTTGGGGTAGCTGCTTTTCTAGTGCTTCGATTGCTGTGCAATAAACTTCAATATCACTTTCCAAATAACTGTTATCTTGTTTCTGGAAAAATGCTTTATTGCGCCTTATCATTTCTCTTTCCGCATTAATCCCAACTTGAAACCTTCCTATTGCTTCTCTAACTTTCTTCTCATCCATCTAATTTTCCTCCCGTTATTTCCAACCATAAACCACTCTCTCCATCTTTTTCGTAGAGAAAATCTGTCTCTATCCCGCAGACCGCCAACTCATTCATTGTCCTCACGCAATCCTCTGCATCAGCGCATTTGATCGTGTCGCCTTTTCGCAAGCGTGTTTCTTTCACTTTTGGCATTAGTCATTCCTCCGTATCGTCATCTCGATTCCAATCTCATCTTTAATCATCTTTGTGTATTCGTCCCATGTTGCCATATCATCCACCAGACACTCTGCTTTCAGGTTCATCCGGTCGATAAATCTCTTGCACCGTTTCCCGGCAAAGCCGAACTCATCATGCAGCGTTGCAACTGCGATCACCATCATTGTTATCGGGCACACTATAACAAACTGATCTTCCACTTTTCAGGCAAAATAAAAGAGGTCTTGGCATAAAGGAATCTGACGTATTTTCCATCAGATTGTTTTATCCTGAGACCTCTTGTGTTATCATATGGTTTTGTAACCATGAAATTAAGAAAGCAGAAACCTCCCCTAC